TAGAAAGACACTAGACATTATCTTTCTATATACGAGATAAGACCGGAGGAACAACGATTTCCTATATAGAAAGACCATGACAATAGAAAGACCTCTTAGAACCGATTCTAGACCGGATAAGAAGGACTTAACTCACTTCTACAGAGAACGAAATAGACCCCTTATATAGAAGGAATATTTATTTTAAAAATAATGAAAATAATACTTGACGAATAATCTATTATCATGATAAGATAGACACATCAAGAGGGAACGAACCCACTTGAAAATAAATTACATAAGGGGATAGATTAAAATGACAACGAAGAACCAGACAACTGAAAAAGGAATTAACAAGACAGAGGGAAAGACGATTAAGACCTTGAAGACTCCTGAACTTGAAAACAAGGAAATTACCATCATCCTTAACAAGATCAATTCAGGAAAACTGAACTACTTCACTCTCACCTTGAATGGGAAGATTCCATCACAGGAATCAATTCTTCCCCCCCACGAAGGGGATAAGGATTACAACTACAGACACCACTTCAACCCCACTGACTTAACCGAACTAGGAAAGACCTTCCCACTTATCTTCCCTTACGAACAGACCAAAGAGAAGACAGGGAAGAACTTAACTCCTAACTCTTACGAATCACTTATGAAAGAAAACATCATCCGAACCATTCTTGACGGAGGATTCAATCGGGAAATGAACTACAAAGGAACGAACACAAAGATCAAATTTACATGGACCGGAACCAAACCTAACGACCTACTGATTGAAAACCTAAAGACCATACCGGAAAAGAAAGACAAGACCAAGGAACCCGAATTACAAACGATCTGACAATCACATGACAAGCACACTGGAGGGAATAACATCCCTCCTTTCTTTTTAACTATTTAACAATAACAACTATCTATTAATATATGCTCTATGTAGACATCCCTCCGTAGAAGACATTCAAGTCATGTATAGATATGCAAATAAAAGTATATGTATACACCTAAGTCGCCTGGCTTTGTAGTTCATGTCAATCCGTCCTGGCGTTTAGGCACCTTCTACTGCAAGGTGACTGCAAGGATAATGAAAATAATTCTTGACGAATAATGCATTATATGATATACTTATCGTAGATAGAAAAACAACCTATCGACAATAAACTGAATAAGGAGCGAATGTAAAATGAAGAAGTTAAGCGGATGGATGTTAATGTTAACACTATTAGTCGGAGTTGGTATTGCACCGGATAATACAAGTGGAGCACAAGCGGAAGTAATAGCACACAGAGAAGCAGTCATGAACTTAGTAGCTCAGGCTTCAAGTAAAGGGTTAAGCAAAGTAACCATTATAAGCCAGAGTTTCGACGGTAAAGTAATGACGTTGAAAGCTGAGGTTAACTAACATGACACTAAAGTTGAGTAAACGTGAACGTTTGATAGCATTAGTAATACTAGCAAGTATAAAAGCAAACAAAGGAGCGAAAGTGAAATGAGACATGTATTGACAAGCAGAGGACGTAAGGTAAGAAATATAGCCTGTGGTTTAGTAATACTAGCAGGTTTTGGAATAGCAGGAACGTTTGATCTTCAAGAAGCAAGAGCAGACCAGCCAATGTACAGCAAAGTACAGATGCAGGTACCAACGTATAGCAAGATTGACATAGCAACGTATAAGGCAACGTTGGTCAAGATAAGGAAGCAGGGGAATGAGCCTGACAGTGACGCTTGGTTAGACCTTAAGGATGACGTTACTGGACTGATAGAAGAGGTACCAGTAGAATATTGGTATGGCAGAGGGTTCCCCGCAGAAGGGATGAAGGTAGAGATTGTGTTTGACGCACACGCTGAGGACCAACTACTCTATGTCAAGGAAGTAAAGTAGACGCAAGTTAGGTAACAGTAGGTATACGTTAGCTTGAAGGTATCAGTCATACGTGATTGGTACCTTGTTCTATGTCTTAGCTTAGGGTACACGCCTAGAACTACCTACTGTCATCACTATGACGTAACGTCTTGTCATGCCCATGCATTAGTCTAGGAAGGAGCCTGATGTGGACAGATAGCACTAGTGCGCAGAGATGGTACGTTATACGCCTGGAATAAAGGAGCGGAAGATAGAGTACGTTACTCATTGGTACTAGTATTGGCATTGTACTAGTATAGTATGGCAGATGTTAATGTATAGTGACTGTATAGTATGCATAGCAAGTGATGTCAAGTTATGAACAATGTAAAGCATGCAAGTAAAGCCTCGATGTAAGGGGACTTTTTCAAGTCAGGGGACTAGAGTTCGATGTGAGGATGCTTAGTCTTTAAAATCTCGTTTAGTAAATAATACATCCCCTTCTTTAAAATCCCGTTCGTAAATAATGTATACTACCTTCCTAAAATCTCGTTTAGTAAATAATACATCCCCTTCTTTAAAATTAAAATATCGTACAGAAAATTTACTCATTAATTTTATAGTAGAAAAAATTTCGTACCGTAGGTTAACAAAACCCCTCCCCATGACCAATCTGTTACCAATATAAGATAACCTATACAAATATATCGACTGAATATAAAGAGAGCGTAGAGAGAACGTCAGGAACTAGGAGCGTACAATACACAGGAAGGAATAGGACAACATCACTTGACATGGAGCAACTTCTACAGAAATATTTTAAAAATAAAGCTTGACAAATAACTTCTACAGATGTACTATGTAAATGAAGGTATCTCCGTCCAAGATACTGCATATTTCATTCTCCTTTCGAATAGAAACCATTGTATATAATTAACTTACCCAGCATGAGTTAATTATAAAGATACAATGGTTTCTTTTTGTTATAGAATTTAACTTATTCAATAGGTACCGGAAGTTACCAGAAAAAGGAATATACATCTATTACTTGGTACCGGAAGTTATTATTATACGACGAGGGAAACATTGACAAAAACTTTGCTAAGGATTAGGATATATTATAGAGAGGAAACTCTTTTATAGAGGGAATCTCACATAATTGAGGGAGGGGAAAACATATGGGTAAATCGACGGGTGTATCGAGAAAGATTGACGAACTTGGAAGGGTAGTAATACCGAAAGAGATCAGACGGGACTTAGAACTAGACGATGGGGACAGTGTGGACTTTACTGTAGAGCCTGGAGGACGTATTGTTATTCAGAAAGTTGGAATATACTGTGCTATCTGCGGAAAGAAACTCAAAAGAGAAGGTACGTACATTAAACTTGGAACTAAAGCAATGTGTGTAGACTGCATAACTACTGCTAACGCTGCGTATAAGACGAGCGAACATAATGTATAGGTACTTTGTAAGTTATGCCTGTAGAAATGCTAAAGGAGAAATTGGATTTGGACAAGATGTAATCGAAATACCAGAAAGAATAACGGACGCTCTTAGTATAGAAGACTTAACAAAAAACTTGTACTTACAAGGGGCCGTTACAAGTTCGGAAGATGTAACTATTATTAGCTACGTATTAATGTCTGGAACTAAATTGTACTCAAAAGTAATAAATAAATTAATTGCAATTGCTGTAGCAAACAAAGTATGCCCTGAAAATAAAGGGTGTGATACTACAGAAGATGTTAAGTGTTGGGACTGCTGGACAGAAGCTTTATGGGAAGGAGACAAGGATAGACTTGGAGACAGCAAGGACGGTATTTGTTAATTTACTATGTGCTATCGGTGTTCATTTATACAAATACGAAGTACCTACAGGAAGGTACAAAACAAGAAAACGAACGTGTTCAAATTGTTTAAAGTCTCAGAAATATGTTCAAGATAAAAATGGTTTCTCTTGGTGTACTACAAAGTAACAGGTGGTGATGACATGAGTAATGAAAGGATATTATTCTGCGCAGCAAGTTTATTTATCATGCTATACATAGTTATACTGATACCATTTACTGAAAATGGATTTAGGTTTTTAAGATATTGTTTAGTCACTTTTATTACACTAGACTGGGTATTAGTTATGGCTATTACTAACAACAGAGTAACTAAGGAAAAAGAAAATGAAAATACAAACAAGTGAATTTGGGATCATGATAATCGACCTTGAAAATTGCAAGGATATGCTACACTCAACATTTAGTGAAATGCTTACTGGAGACAATGGTACTGTAGTTGAGTACTGTGCTACACAAGTTATTGTAGATACTCTAATTGAGATATGTAAAAGTATGCAAAGGAGCGAACAAAATGCAAAGTTTCCTAAAAGAAAACGTTTATTACGTAATAGGAGAAAGCGACAATAAAATCGTGCATATTTCACCGGATCAAGAAACGGCTATTGCTCAGGCAGAAGTTATTCAGAATAAGATGGATGCAGCAGCGAACAAGAGTACCACAGGATTCCCTATAGGAAGCCCTGGTTGGTTTGCTACAGGAGGTTTGCATAGAAAGGAAGACATACCTGTAGAACAGTATTCAGTTGGGTGTTGCCCACTTATAGACCTTCTGAATTATATTCTTACAGGAGGAACGGAGGGAGTTAAATAATGGGAGTAATTGTAGAATGTAAATACTGCGGAAGAAAGTTAATGGAAATGCCTCTAAATTTTGAGGGTAAGGCAATGGATTTCGTTAGAGCTATGGCTAAGATAACTGATGAAGGTTCTGCTAATTGTATTTGTCAGAAAGGTAAATCACCTGCTAAAACTTTTATGGAATGAGGAATGATTAATAATGCGTATTATTGTTAACAATAAGAAAGAAGAAGAGTTGGTAGAAAGATTTTTAACACTAGCACATGACTATAATCTTATTGATGAGTTAGAAGACATAGACAAAGAGTGTTGCGAACAAAGTATGCTTGAAGGTGATACCATATTTTTAGAATCTGCTATATGTGATGCATTAGTAATGGTAGAACCTGATGTACCTCCTATCTGTATTGACTCTGATAGTGTAGACGGTGTTTGTGTTACTTGTGGAGCTTTAACTAATGGAACATTTAATGGTGAAGAAATGAGTTATGAAGACTATCTTGATATGAAATCTAGCGATAGTAACTGGCAATGTGAAGAATGTTATAACAAAAGAGATGACACCTAAATGGGACAAGTTAGAGTACAATGCTCTTACTGCGGTAGGGATGTTGATAAGATAGAAATGAATCCTACTGGAACTGCTATGGAGATAGTAGAACAATTAGTTGAAATGATGAAGATGGCAACCATAAAATGTAAGTGTGGAATGGCTAAAAAATTAGCAAAAGAAGAAGTTATGAAAGGTAATACTACCAATAATTAGTGAATAAATTAAGTGAAAATCTCCTATTAATTAGGGGATTTTTATTTTTGACAAAATATAGAAATTTTAAAATGGACAATTCAGATAACTTATAAATTATGAATAATATACAATATAAGCCTAGTTAATGAATAAAACATGTGTCACAATGTGCTACTTTGTGTAACATTTACATATACTTACATCTTAACGAATAATCATCTATACGATTTTACTCCGTATTACTCAGTTTTTCTCATTTAAAACATAGTATTATCAATTAGATAGACATTGACGAACAAAACATTATACGAATTTGAAGTGTATAATCGACCATGTAAAAATAATTACTTTTCATTTATACGACCTTTAAAAGCATACACAATAGGGATTATTAAATATTGACGAAAAATGAATAAGTAACTTCCTTTATTCACCCATGAATATCTAGATATTCACCCATGCATATAAAAGAATATAAAGATATATAAAGATAAAAGATAAAAGACAGAGACTCGTTTCACTCGTCAGTATCATTCACTGATGAATAACTTTAATTCCAGTAGAAGATGATCTACAGATTTGTTGTGACTAGTAGGTACATAAAATTGAGCAAAGCATAAAATATAGTAGACTCGATTCAAAGGGGGATATATCGTGGGCAAAGTTTATGAAGACTCATTGTTCTACGGAATCGCAGAAAATTTAACAGACGAACAAAAGTTATTCATTGATGCTACACAAAGTCATGACGTTATTTTTTGTAACGCCAAACCTGGTACTGGTAAAACTCTACTGTCAGTAGCCATAGCAAAATATCTTGTAGAGTGCAAAGATAATCCTTATACATCAGCAACCTACATTTTTGCACCAGTACAGGAAAAATCTATGGGTAATAGGCCAGGAACACAGCTAGAAAAAGAACAAGCCTACATACAGCCTTTACGAGATGCCTTAATCAAGTTGAATGAACTTCCTAATCTAGCCATCATTACAGAAGACCCGTTAGAAAAGAGATCAAGGTCAAGTTGGATTTACCCTACCTCTCATACCTTTAAACGTGGGTGTAACTTAGAAAGTACGATTGTTATTATCGACGAAGCACAGAATTTTACCCTACTGGAATTGAAGAAATTATTTACAAGAGTAAATATTGAGAGTTGTAAAGTTCTTGTTATGGGACATTCTGGTCAATGTGACTTGAGTAACACGAGACTTTCTGGGTTTGAACCATATCTTAGCCATTTTTCAGGAGATTCACGAGTTGCTTTTATAGAACTTACACAAGGTTTTAGAGGATGGTTTGCGGATAAGGCCGACGAACTGTATTAATGCTCTAGGATGACCGTAAATGAACTAATTATTTAGACCCTCATAACTAATTACTAAACTACTAAAAGTACCTCAGAACTAAAGTCTCGAAGTCTGAGGTACCTTCTTATACAATAACACTACAAACTGGAGTGCTTAGAATGGCTGAAAATTTAACAGACAGTATAATGAGCGACAATAGAATACTGAAGCTAATGGATGAGTTAGGGGAATCCTTGACAAAGGAAGAAAGAGAATTACTCATTCAAGTTATTAAAAGTAATCATGGAGGGGAAATTGACGCACTCACAGACTTAATGGGTTACACATATGAAAGACAGCCTGTTCCTATGAGGCAGTTTATAGAGGACGAAGAATACCTTGGATTAAAAGGGCAGGTATATCCTGTAATACTAGATGATTTGGAAGAGCTGTTTGATAGTACCAAGTACAATGAAGCTGTTCTTACAGGCGGGATTGGTTGGGGAAAAAGTTTTTTCGCTGAAACAGCGTTGACTAGAATGGTTTATGAAGCGTCCTGCCTACGGAATCCTCAGAGAATGTTCGGTCTTGCAGACGGTTCTATTATTGCTTTCGTAAATGTGTCCATAAATTTACAGCAAGCTAAGAATGTTGTATTTACTGGTATTAAGAACAAAATGTTAAATTCAAAGTATTTCAAGAATATATTTCCTTACGACTCAAATTTGAAGACAGAGATGAGGTTTCCGAAAGGAATCTGGATTAGCCCTGCTGCGTCCTCAGAAGGTGGAGTAATCGGATTAAATGTATTTGGTGGAGTACTTGACGAAGTAAATTTTATGGCTATTGTTTCTAATTCAAAACAGTCCTCTGATGGTGGTACCTATGACCAGGCTACTCAGTTGCATAATGCTCTTATTCGCCGTATGAAATCTCGTTTTATGAAACAAGGAAAGTTACCTGGTATTTTACTAGCTATATCATCGTCACGGTATCCTGATGATTTTACAGAACGAAGAATAAAAGAAGTTACTGAAAATGCTGAGACTGATGTATTTGTTAGACGATATGAACAGTGGGCAACAAAGAAGAAAGGGACTTATAGTGGAGTAACTTTTTCTGTATGTCTTGGTGACGCTCTTGTTAGGTCACATATAGTTAAGACTGATGAAGAAAGAGCAGAAGATAAAAAGAAGAACCTTGAGGTAATAGAAGTACCTATTGAGTATAAACGTGACTTTGTTAAAGACATTGACATGGCTATTCGTGATATAGCAGGAAGACCTACATTAGCTATTAGACCATTTATATTGCAGAAAGAAAAGTTATATCAAGCGATACAGTGGGGAAGAGAATTACATATGGTTCATCCATTTAGTAAAGAAGTAACGACTTTACGAGATGGTGCTGTGCTAATTAGAGAAATGTTTTGTACAAAGTCTATTGAAGATATACAGAAGCAGCACTACATTCATATTGATCTTGGACTTACTGGTGATGGATGTGGATTTTGTATGGGGCATGTAACTGCCATGAAAAAAGTAATTAGAAGAGACTTAAAAAGTAACATTGAGTTTACTGAAACTGCACCTATTATTATGACTGATCTAATGTTAAGGATTGTTGCAGAGCCAGATAAAGAGATTCAGATAGGTGATGTTAGGGCATTAGTATATGAGTTAAGGTCATTTGGATTTTTTATTAAAAAAGTTACCTTTGACCAATTTCAAAGTAGTGACTCTATACAACAGCTAAATAACATAGGTATAGAATCTGAAAATCTATCTGTTGACTCTAAACTTGATGCATACAATTCATTTAAAGATGCATTGTATGAAGACAGAATGATAATGTACGACTACTTACCAGCAGTAACAGAAGCGGTAAGGTTGGAAAAAGTTGAGCTTAAGAATAAAGTCGATCATCCTAAATCTGGAAGTAAAGATGTTACGGATGCTATAGCTGGAATGTGCTATCATTGTTCTATGCAGGAGCAATCTACTACTGTTGCTCAGTCATTAGGTGAACTAGACGAACTACCAGAACAGTCAAGTAATGAAGAAAAGCATAATATTTATGACTTTGATCCACTTGAGTATTATTTTAATCAGATAGAAAAAGACATATTTTGAGGAATAAAATTGTTGCATACGAATATGATTTATAGACGTTATCAAGGAGTGTGGTAAGATGCCAAGAGTTGGAAGTATTCTTAAAAGATGGTCTAATAAGATATTCTCTACAGATAAAGATTTAGTTAAAGACCCGAGTGATGTTGACTCTGATAGCGAGACAATGAACGGATACCAAGCAATCGCGCAGATTGATCCAAGGGACATTGCTGATTATTACCAAAAAGGTTCCAGAGATACTTTTAATTGGTACATAAATCAGATTAGAACAGAATTGTCTAAAGACAAGCTATACGACATGTTTACAGAGATGGACAGGGAAAGTCCTGAGTTATCATCAGCACTGGATATTTATGCAGACAATGCTGTACAGTCTGATAATGACTGGGAACCTGTTATTAAGATTGACACAAAAAGTGCAAAGGTTAAAAAGGTACTTACTGATTTTATTGATACTGTTAAGTTAAATGACAGTGTATGGACTATTGCAAGAGACTTAGTTAAGTATGGGGAACACTACGAAGAATTAGTAGTTGATAAAAATATTAGACCCTGTCGTATAAAGAGTATTCATGGAAAATTTATGGTTCGTAACGAGGATGAATATCGTAGGTTAAAGGACGTAGCATTCTTACAGAGAAGTGAGTTTGACCAAACTAAAAAAATTGCAGATTTTCGTAAATGGCAAATTACTCATTTCAGAATGATTAAAGACAGGGCTAAGAAATATGGGATAGAATCAAGTGTACTTTTTCCAGCTATGAAGGTGTACAAGCAAATTTGTATGATAGAAGACTCTATGGTTATAGCCAGGTTATCAAGAGCGCAAATGAAGTACGCTCATGCTGTTGATGTAAGCAGCATGTCTAAAGATGAAGCACTTGAGTACATTGATAGAGTAAAAAAGAATTTAAAAAAACGTAGAACAATAGACCCAAGAACCGGAAAGCAAGACCTTAGGTATAATCCATTAAGTGCAGAAGAAGACATATTCTATGGTGTAGGCAAAGATGGTAAAGGTGATGTAAAGGTACTACAAGGAGACAATAATCTATCTAACATCAAAGATGTTTACTATTTTCAACGTAAGTTATTTTCTGCAACAAAAGTACCTAAAGCATACGTAGGATTAGAGGAAGATGTAAATGCTAAAGGTACTGTAACAGAGCAAGAAATACAGTTTGCTAGAAGTGTACGAAGACTACAAATGGCTATCATAGCTGGATTGAAGGAAATGTTTGATGTAGTATTATCACTAAACGGTATAGCACCTTCTATTGACGATAGCAGATATAGAATTATACTTCCGTCTATTTCTCAAATTGACGAACTTCGTAAATGGCAAGCAAGACTTGTTAAAATGCAGGTTGCACAGATGTATAAACAAAACTTCATGGTTAACTCTGAATACTTAATGCGTGTATTCCTTAATATGACTGACGATGAAATTAAACAAGTAATGGATAACCAAGACCCCATTATGGCACAAATGCAGCAGTTGCAGATTCTACAGATGAAGTCACCACTACCATCAGGTGAATCACCAACAAGTTCAACTAATAACAAGGCAATGTCTGGTGGTGGTGGTGCTAAGTCTATGGGTGGCGCAGGAAATAAACCCCCAGTAAAGAATCCTACTGACACTAAACATAACACTACAAATTCTACTACACGTAAGACACAGAGAAAAGCTGGAACTAAGTCGCCTGGAACTTCTACTGGTGAGGATACTGAGTACACTGATGACGAGTTAGTAAGTATGCTGTTTACAGAAACTATTGACAATGTTGAACTACTTCTTAGTGCAATTGAAGCATTTAACAGGCAGAAATCTAAACTTTCTAAATAAATGTTAACAAATGTGAATAGATATTTATTAACGTTGAATATAATGTACTGTTATATGAACTAGTATGTGTACCAGAGAGGGGGTGTAATACATGAAACGTGTTGGGAGACTTGTCGAACATAAAGATAATCCAGCACAGGATTACTATACAGAAGGGTACATAAAACTTTCTGAAGATGCTCCAGCATCAGGTCAGGTACCAGAAGTAAACGGTTACAGACATGTAGAAGGTGTTGCTGCAAAAGGTAACATTGTAAATCGAAATGGCAGGTTTTATTCTACCCCTATTCTGTCTAATGCTGTTGAAAAGATACAGGATGATGTTAAGGGTAACAAGTTTCTTGGTGAACTTGAACACCCTTGGGAAACACGTTCTGCCTTAGAAAGAGCTGCGGTTAAGTACACAGACGTATTTATGGATGGAGACTTAGTTAGATTTAAAGGACTAGTACTTCATACTGAAAGAGGTAAACAATTAGAGGCGTTGCTTGATGGTAAAGTATACGTTGGTGTGTCAACAAGAGGTTACGGTACTGCAAAAGTTAAAGAAATGGGTGGACAAGAAGTCGAAGATATTCAGGACGACTATCGCTTGAGTGGTTTTGACTTTGTTTTAGACCCTTCTAATCCTAGTGGTGGAGTTAATAAATTTGAATCGACAAATAAGGGGGCAAAAAGAATGACGATTGATGAATTAAAACAGACTGAACCTGAACTTTTTAGTAAGATTGTTACAGAAGCTAAGAAAACAGGTGCCGATGAAAAAGAAGCAGAATTAAAACCTGTTCATGAAAAAGCTATCGGTGAAGCAAAAGTAAGTGCAGTTGAGGACTACAAGAAGACTGACGAAGCTAAGAAGTTTGAAAGTGCTTTTAATGCTGTAGTGTCTGCTATTCAACCTAACTTACCGACAAGTGTTGTTATTCCTGATACTGAACTAGGTAAAAAAGTAACTACTCTTGAATCTGAAAAAGTTACACTTAGCTCAAAGCTTACTGAAGCTGAACAACGTGCTACTGCTGCCGAAGGTAAACTTCAAGAAGTAACTACTGGTAAAGCAATTGCTGAATCAGTTGATTCTAAGATTAAGGGAAGTAAGTTTGAAGGTACAAAGTTTGAAGAAACATTGCGTACTCAATTAACAGAATGTAAAACTGTTGATGAAGTTAGCTCAAAATTTGTTTCTTTGTCAGGTATGTTTGAGCAGTTTAATGTACTTACGGAAAGTGAAGAACACAACACTCCAAAAGGTTCTAGTAAACAAGTACCTAAGAAAGAAGACACTCACGGAGAACCTAAGAGTAAATACACTGAATCACAGCAACGTGCTAGAAATCTTGCAGGGTTAAAAGAAAAAGAGAACGACAAAGAATAAACTAAGATACACAAGGAGGTAAACGAACATGAAACAAAATGCTAACACTGTATTTATGGAAGAAGATGCTGCTCGTAAAGAAGCATGGGCGTATCTTACAGAGGATATTAAAGATGACTATGACAGACGAGTACTTGAAGTACTGTGTGAAAACCAGAAAAATTTTTACGAACAAAAGTATAAAATGGACCTTGAATCTTTGCAGGAAATTAACACAACGGGTAATATTGACCCCTTCACAACATATGCATTTCCACTAATGCGCCGTATTTACCCTAACCTGATTGGTAAGGAACTTGTATCTGTTCAACCTATTCCACAACCAACTGGTAAAATTTTCTACATCGACTTTAGCTATGGGGCTGATTTGGCTCCTACTAAAAAGGGAGATCAGTTTGCATGGAATAACAGTGATCCTACTTCTGATAAAATGGCTAAGTTTAACCCGTACTATGCACTAGGACGTGCAAAAGGTGAAACTCTTGGTACAGGTGATGGTACTAACAAGGTATTCAAAACTGCTTTAGCTCCTGTATTTGCAAATAGTCTTGTATTGTACGTTAATTCTGTAGCAGTAACTACTTTTACAATCCAGACTAATGATCCTGTTAATGGAGTAACAATTCAATGTACTACTGCACCTGCATCAGGTTTAACAGTTACTGCCGATTACATTCAGAATACAGAAGGTCAAAAGTACGTACCGGAAATTGACTTTGCTATTACTGATGCAAGTATCTCTGCCGAAACACGTAAGATGAAAACTAAATGGACCCTTGAAACTGAACAGGACTTGATGGCATACCATGGTCTGTCTGCTGAACAAGAGTTAACAGGCATGATGGGTGACGAGTTTATGCGTGAAATTG